GTTATGGTTCTAATCCTTCTTCTATTGCAGATAAAATAAATTTTATAACTCCTGTTAATAATTGGGAATATGTTTATCTTACTAGAATGCTAAAGTTAGGATTATCACTATCTGTTGTTAGAGATGCAGGTAGAATTTCAGATTTAATAGTTGATGGAGAACTAAATGTTGTATTTCCTCATAGTTCAAGACCTTCAAAAAGTTTTTCTCATACTGTTTCTTCTATGTATTATTGTAATATTTTCAATAAATTTAGAGCTTTCCATGAAGTTTCAGAAGCTTATTGTTATAATGAACTAGATGAAGAACTAAAAATTTATAATAAAGCTAGACAAGATACACCATTTAATTTAGTTGGTTTTTCTCCTAAAACAACATCTAAAATAGATGATTTTTCATATTTAATTTCTGAAGAATTTGTTAAAAATGAATGTGAGTTTGTTGAAGGTTTATTAGCATCTGGTCCTGGAAGATTTAGAGCATCAGGAGCTGTTATAATTGCTGCATCTAGAAAATATCTTAAAGCATCTGATGAAAAAATAACTGAAATTTTTAGAGCACTACAAAAATCACCAATTGAAGCTTGTACAATGAGAGGAGCTATGACATCAGGTGCATCTTCTGATAAAAATCAAGGTTGCAGAGCTGCTACAGCTATATTAGAAGAACTTATGAAAACTTATGATACAAAACCTGAACTTTTAAATAATAATGCTTGGTTACATTCAGTTTTTATGGATAATATTAACAATAGTGGAGGTGATTCTTCTATATATTCTCTTGTTGTTCAACAATTAAATGATTCTTCTGTATCATATATTTATAGAATTGTACAAAAAGATCAAGTAGGAAATAGAGAAATTAGTGTTCTTAATGCTGTATTTAGAATAGGTGCTCTTTTTACTGAAACTGTTTCAAGATGTCTTAGTGGTCTTGTACATGAAGTTGATCTTCTAGAAGATTCTGATAAGGATTATACTTTTGAAACAGCTGTTGCACATTCAACAAGAGATGCAAAAGGAGATATAATTTGTTATGATAATTCAGATCAAAAAAGATGGGGACCAAATCATATGCTTAATTATTTTTCGTTAATGTTTTATGGATCCATGAGTGGAGAAAGAGGTCTTTTAAGAATGCTATACTTTGTTGCAGATCATACCCTAAATAAAAGAGCAAAGTTTCCAGAATCACTAATTAATTTATTTAGTAAATACGTTGAATCTAATAATACTACAACTTCTATTACTAGAGAAGGTTTAAATGAAGATCATGGTTCTCAAACTTTAAAAGAATTTTTTTCTAATCATGCCAATGATTTATTTAATAATAAATTTGATGAATGTCTTCCTTTTGGTATGTGTC